CCGCGGCGGCCATCGACTCGCCGCGCGTCGGGGCGGCCCCGGCGACCGCCTACGACGAGGGCGACTTCGCGCGGCTCGAGGCGGCGCTCCGCTCCGTGCTCGACGGCGGCGACCCCGTCGGGGCGGTCGGGGTGCGCCGGCGCAACGTCGCCATGGCGGCGTGGGTCTCGCTCCACACGGGGCTGCGCGTGGGCGAGGTGTGCGCGCTGCGCAGGCGCGACGTGCAGCGCCGGGGGATCGTCTCCGTGAGCTCGACCTGCGTCGAGGTGTCGGGGGCGGGCGTCGTGCGCAGGCAGAGGCCGAAGACCGCCTCGAGCAGGCGCAACGTCTCGGTGACGGGCGACGACCTCGCGACGATCCGCGCGCACGCGGCATGGCAGGACCGGTACCTCGCGTCGACCGGCAGGGACACGCCGCTCGTCACCGTCGACGGCTCGCACATGAGGCCGACGACCGTGTCACGCGAGTTCGCGGCCATGAGGGACGCCCTCGGCATCGACCCGTGCACGAGCTTCCACAGCCTGCGGCACACGCACGCGACGTGGCTCCTGATTGCTGGGGTCGACCCCAAGACGGTCTCGGAGAGGCTCGGGCACGGCAGCGTGGCCACGACGCTCCGGCTCTACGCCCACGTCCTGCCGGGCCGCGACGCCCAGGCGGCCGAGGGGTTCGCCGCGGTTGCGAGGGGGATGGGGGATCGCGATGGCGGGCTGTGAGCACGTGCAAGGGCCGTGCAAAACGCCATGGACCGGAGGACCCCCACGCCACGCACGTCCCCGCAGCTCGCACGGGGGGCGAGGGGGACGCGGACGGGGCGCGTGGCAGATAAGGAGTAAGTATCAGGAGAAGGGAGTGGGAGTGGGCGACGAGGCGGGGATGACGTGCTCGGGGTGCATCCATTTCGCACCGATTACGTGGGACGGTCAGCCGTCAGGGTACGGGGCCTGCGCGAGGGACGGCGAGTGCGTGCTCGCGGAGAACCCCGCCTGCGACGGGGCGGTACGAGACGAGGGGGAGGACGCATGAGCAAACACGAGGGGGCACGCATGACGAGGGACAGCGACGCATACGATCAGACCAAGGTCGACCTCTGCATCTCCGGGATGCTTCGCGCGGCGCGCGCGTCCGGGGCGAACCTGCTCGAGCTCGAGACGGCGTCACGCTCCATCAACGTCGCGACGAGGGAGAAGATCAAGACGAACGTCGAGAGGGCGAGGTCGCAGGGTTGAGCGGCATGAGGACGTTCTGCCCGCACTGCGGGCGCGTCGTTCCGGCGGGGCAGAGGTGCACGTGCAGGCCGAGGCCGAAGCGTAGGCCGACGAAGGGCGACGGGTCACGCAAGTATCGCGAGCCGTGGCGGCGCCACTACTCGACCCCGGAGTACCAGGCCGCGCGGCAGGTGGCCATAGCGAGGACGCGCGGGAAGTGCACCGACTGCGGCAGGGCGTGCGCCTGGTTCGACGGGAAGTCATGGAGGACCGCGGGCATGGGCGGGGAGGTCGACCACGTCAAGGCACTCTGCGACGGTGGCACCGACGAGCCCGACAACCTCCAGCTCAGGTGCAAGTCGTGCCACAAGCGACGCGACGACGCACGAAGGAAGTCCGAGGGCTGATCTCCGCGGGAGTGGCCTGCGCGACCCATCGACACGACCGGTCGGAGGAGGGGCGGACCCTCTACCCCCTCCGAAATCCGGAAACCCAATCCCATACCCCGCACGCCACTCCCATCCTGTCGTTGCCACGAAATTGGGAATCCCGCGAAAAACGCAACGCTAAGAAAAAGGGTGCAACGCCAATTCTCACGCCGGTGCGAACATCGCCGTCATGGTGACGGCTCCACCGGGGGAGGGTTCGGTGATCAAGCGCTGCGAGGTGTGCGGGAGGGAGTTCCAGGCGCAGAGGCGCACGGCGCGGTTCTGCTCGGCGACGTGCAGGAGCCGTGCCGCCCGCTCGCACGCCTTCACCGGGGGAATCGAGGCTCCGGACCCCTCGACCAGGATGACGATGGACGAGGTCGGGGAGATCGTGCAGCGCGCCCACGTGGCGGCAAGCGACATGTCGCGCGCGTCGATGCTCGCCACATCCCCGCTGTGCCTGAGGCTGCGCCGCGCGGCGAAGGGCATCGAGGACATCCTCAGGGGGGAGGGGCTGTGAGGGGCGCGAAGCCCAAGCACGACGCCGTACGCCGCGGGCTGTCGGACGCCTACGGCCTCGCGGTCGAGGACTCCTCCGGGGTCGCCATGCCGCGCGACATCGCCGCCGACCCGGTCCAGAGCGAGATATGGGCGTGGATCGCCCCTCCCGTGAACGGGTTCTCCGAGCAGGACGTGCCCACGCTCAGGCTGCTCACCTACTGGCACGCGGTCGCGTGCCAGGCGGAGCAGGCGATCCACTCCGAGGACGGGTCGCTCGCCATCTTCGACCAGGTGGGCGTGAAGCCCTTCGTGACCGAGGACGGCAGCGAGGTGCCGCTCGTCAGGAAGAGCCCGGCGCTGACGATCCTCAAGGACGCGAGCTCCGAGATCCGCGCCCTGTCGGACATGCTCGGGCTGTCGCCCCTCGCGCGGTCGCGCATCGGCCTCATGGACGCCACCACCGTCAAGACCGCCGCCGACACGGCGAAGATCTTCAAGGGCATCAACGCGGCATACGAGCTCCCTGACGTGGTGGTCGAAGATGCGGAGGACTGAGACCTCGTACGCGCCCGAGGGGCTCGCCATGGCGAGGGACTACGAGAAGTGCCTCTCCACCATGTGCCACCACGTGTCCAACGACGCGTTCTACGGGCAGCCGTTCCTTCTCGAGCCGTTCCAGCGGGAGAACATGTGGAAGCCGTTGCTCGCCTGCGGTCGGATGGAGGGCGGCAGGTTCAGGCGGCGGTTCCGCCGCGCGATCTTCGGCCTTCCGTCCGGGTTCGGGAAGACCGAGTTCGCCGCCGCGATCGTGATGACCGTCGCGACCATGGAGGTCGTGCACAACGGGCAGTACGGGGTCGTCGCCAGCTCTCGCGACCAGGTGCGCAACATCTACGAGAAGATCGCCACCATGATCCGGCTAGACCCGACGTGGAACGGGCAGTGGGAGGTCGGGAAGAACGTGATCACGCACCGCGAGACCGGCGCGAAGATCATGGTGCTCCCGAACAGGGCCGACGCGCTCGAGTCCTGGCACTTCAACGTGCTCGTGTTCGACGAGCTGCACACCTACCGCGACTCCGGAGTTTGGGACGCGGGGCTCAAGGGCCAGAAGGTGCTCTGGAACCCGCTCGCGATCGGCATCACCACCGCAGGCGCCTCCCGCGAGGGCTTCCTGTGGGACACCCTCCAGAAGGCCGGTGCCGACCCCGGAATGTACCTGTACTGGCTGGGGATGGACGACGGCCTGGACATCAACCGGCGGGCGTCCTGGAAGCCGCTCCTCTGCGCGTCCTGGGTGACGTGGGAGAGCATCCAGGACCAGCGTGGCATGGCGACCTCGAAGCGCGCATTCGAGAGGTACACGGCGAACCGGTTCCCCACGGACAAGACCGACTACTCGTGCTTCACGCACGCGCAGCTCGACAGGTGCGCGCGGGGTAGGAACGACTTCGACCTCTCGCTGCCCTACACGCTCGGGATCGACGGCGCGACGTCGGGGGACAGCTTCGCGATCGTCGCGTACCAGGAGCGCCCGGGGCGCACCGGAAGGCCCGTGGGATACACGCGCGAGTGGGTCTTCGACGAGCCCGACGAGGAGACCGGGCACTACGACCTGAACCAGGTGATGGAACTGATCGCCGGGCTGTGCAAGGAGCACTGGCCGGAGGTGGTCGGCATGGACCCGAACCGCCTCATCGTCATGAGCTCGCAGCTCCAGTCGACCTACGGCATAGAGCCGGTCGCGTTCGCCCAGAACAACGCGACGATGTGCCAGGCCACGAGCATCGTCGAGAACCTCGTGAAGGGCGGGCGCGTGAGGCTCAGGGGGTGCGCGAAGCTCAGGAGGCACCTGGAGAACACCGTCGAGCTCGACCGCGAGCCGTACGGCAGCCGCTTCGGGAAGAACGGGCACCGCGACAAGATCGACGCGGCCATCGCGCTCTCCATCGCCGCGCTCGCCTACGCGAAGCTCGTGGCGGGTGGGGAGGGCATGGTCCCCGTCTGCTAATCTCACGCGACCCGTACCATGCGAGCGACCGAAGGGGGTCGCATGGGACGCTTCTACGACTTGTTCTACAAGAACGACGTGTTCTACAAGAGCGCCGACGCATCCGAGGCGGTGAGCCCCACCACGCCCCCGTGGTCTCACTCCCCGTCGGGGTACGGGTCGCTCATGTCGATCGACTTCGCGGCGTGCGTGCAGACCAAGGCGAGGTCGATGGCATCGCTGCCGTTCTCGGTGGTTCGCGAGACCGGGGGTCGCCGCGAGAACCTGGGGGACCACCCGCTTGCCGCGCTGATGAACGGGATGGCCAACGAGGAGATGCCGGTGACGGCCCTCATGGCCTGGACCGTCCTCCGGAGGGACACGTTCGGCAACGCCTACTGGTGGGTCGAGTGGCGCCGAGGCCGCCCCAGGGCGATATGGCCCGTGAGCGCCCACGTGAGGCATGGCTTCGACCCATCGAGGCCGGAGGGCTACCGCACCTCGTACACGGTGTCGCCCGGGGACGACCACGTCCCGGCGGGCACGTACTTCTCCGACGAGATCGTGAACATCCCGACGCACATCACGAAGGACGGCGTCAGGGGCGTCTCCCTCGCGTCGCTCTCGGCAGAGGAGATAGGGCTCTCCGTCGACCTCGAGCGCTTCTACTCCTCGATGCTCCGGAACGGGAACCACCAGCTCGGGCATGTCGAGGTCCCGGCGGGGAGGATGACCGCCGACGACCTCAAGGCGCTCCGCACGGCGGTAGACGCCAAGCGCGGGGTCGGGGAGGCGGGCAAGGCGCCCATCTTCGGCTACGGCGCGAAGTGGGTCACCGACCAGCAGACCATGAAGGACGCCTCGGTCATCGAACAGCAGAGGTGGGTGCTGCAGCAGGTGTGCCGCGCCTGCAACGTGCCGCCGTGGAAGGTGTACGACCTCGACTCCGCCACCTACGCGTCCTCGCAGCAGCAGCGGATCGACTACGTCACCGACACCATCGTCCCGGACGTGCGCTCCGTCGAGATCGGCCTCAGGCCAGTCATCGACGCATGCGGCATCAGCGGGTGCGGAGGGAAGTTCAAGATCCAGGGCCTCATGCGGGGGGACGACGCGAGCAGGAGCCAGTACTACCGCGAGATGGCGTACCTCGGTGCCTACACGCGCGGGGACATCCGCGAGCTGGAGGACATGGAGCCGATCGATGGCATCGACCTCCCCCTGTTCCCGCTCAACTACGGAACGGTCAACCAAGACGGGACGGTGAACGTCTTCAACGCGGACGGCCCGTCGGCGCCCGGTGACGGGAGCCAGGAAGGAGCGAGCGATGTTTAAGGTCAAGGACGAGGCGGGGAGGGCGACGGTCTACCTATACGGCACCATCGGCACCGACTTCTGGGACCCCGACTCGAGCAACACCGCGAAGGACTTCTCGCAGACGCTCGAGGCGCTCAGCCCGAAGCCGCTCGACATCAGGATCGACAGCTGCGGCGGCGACGTATACGAGGGGTTCGCCATCGCGAGCGCCATCCAGCGCTACGAGGGCGAGACGACCGCGTACGTCGACGGCGTGGCAGCCAGCGCGGCGTCCTACATCGCCGTCATGGCCGACCGCGTCGTCATGAGCGACTTCGCCCAGCTCATGATCCACGACGCCTGGACGAACGTCCAGGGGAACGCCTCGGAGCTGACGGTGGTGGCGGAGAGGCTCGAGTCGCTCGACGACACGATCGCCCGCATCATCTCCTCGCGGTCGGGCATGGCGCTCGAGGACGTGAGGGCGGCCATGGACGCGGAGACATGGTACCGGGCGGTGGATGCCGTGGACGCGGGGCTCGCGGACGAGGTCGTCGAGACGGGACAGCGCACGGCAGCGTCGGTGGACCCCGCGATGCTGTCCCGCTACCTACATGTGCCCGCGGACGTCCTCGAGAGGGACAAATCTCACGCCGCGGATACGATTCCGGCCAACGAGGGGCGACCCTTCGTCCTGGGAAACAGGGTCTACCGTAAAAAGGAGCAGTAATGGCAATTCTCAACTCGAAGCAGCTCTGGCAGGAGCGAAGCCGCCTCTCCGAGGCCCAGCGAAAGCTGGTCGACGACGGCAAGGCCGACGAGGCCCTCGTCGTCGAGGGGCAGATCAAGCAGCTCGACATCACCATCGAGCACGTCATCGACGAGGAGGACAGGCTCCGCTCCGCTCCCGCGCCCGCCCAGCCCGAGGAGTCCTTCTCGGCCCGGGTCCTCGGCCCCCGCGACGAGTTCCGCGGCCTCTCCGTAGGCTTCAAGAACGCCGTCGTGACCGTCGGGTCCCCGGCCGAGATCGACCTCGACATCCCCGCGAAGTCCCCCAGCCTCCTGGACAACTTCGCCTCGACGATCGCGGAGACGCCCGCGATGGGAAGCGTCTCGTTCAAGCAGCGCTCGGCGCAGGCCGGCACCCCCGACACGTGGGCGGGCGTCACCGCCGGCACCTCCGCGACGGTAGCGCAGGTGATCTACAGCTACAAGGACGCCGTCGCGAACAAGGAGACCATCGCGGGCTACGTCCCCGTCTCCAAGGACAGCCTCGCCGACTACGACGAGCTCGCGAGCATCATCGAGAACGACCTGCTCATCGACCTCGGTGACAACACCGACGCCAGGTACCTCACGGGCAGCAACTCCACCGGCATCATCGGCGTCACCAACACCACGGGCATCATCGCCTACGCGGACGCCTCCGCCGGCAAGTACTTCGACGCCATCCGCAGGATGCGCACCAAGGTCATGACCACGTCCCGGCGCATCCCCACGCACGTCTGCATCAACCCGCTCATCAAGCAGGAGATCGACCTCTACAAGACCGAGACCGGGCTCTACCAGACGCTCGGCAGCGACGTCTACTGGGGGATGAAGGTCGTCGAGGACACCAACTGCCCCGGCATCCTCGTGTACGACGCGTTCGCAGCGCGCCGCCGCGCCATCCACGGCGGCACCACGGTCGAGGTCGGCTACTACAACGACCAGTTCATCAAGAACGAGCTCTCCATCCTCGCGGAGCACACGAAGGCCCTCCAGGTCGTCTATCCCGACGCCTTCGCGTACGCCACCAAGACGGACCTCGACAAGACCACGGCATAGGGGGCGACGGCGATGTACACGAGCGGGGAGAGGGTCGTCAGGGACGGTCGGCTCGTCGCCTTCGAGGGCGAGGAGATGACCGACCAGGAGGCGGAGGCGCGCGGCCTCGCCGCCACCGGAGATGCCGAGAGGGCCGAGGAGCCCGAGAAGGTCGAGGAGCCCGAGAAAACGGATGCCGAGGACGAGCCCGAAGGTCCCGCAGAGGCCACGCCCAAGCAGGCGCGCCCCCGCCGGAAGCCTAGGCAGGGGCAGGAGTAGCCGTGATCGTCCGTCCCGACACCTCCCTGAGGATCGCGAGGACCGACCCCGTCAGGATCAAGGCGGAGTCGACCGTCGTGCCGGACAAGGCGGTCGTCACGCTCTCCGATGGGTCGGCGACCGAGGTCGCCTGCGAATGCGGGGAGATGTCCATGCCCGCAACGACCGCCCCCGAGCTCGCCACCATCGAGTGGCGCTCGGGGGACGCGCCCCTCTTCGAGACGCGCGTCGAGGTCGTGTCGCACCACTACTTCGCGCTCGACGACCTCACGGCATCCGATGGCACCGACGACTTCTCGGGATTCACCGACGAGCAGCTATGGCAGGCGCGCCAGGCGGCGACCGAGACCTTCGAGGAGAACGCCCACAGGGCGTTCGTGCGCAGGCGCGGGAGCACGGAGACCCATTCGGGCGGGTTCGTGTGGCTCGACCACAACGACGTTCGCGAGATGCTCACGCCCGGATGGGAGCTCCTCTCCGACTGCACCGCGGTCGGCCCCGACGGCCACGCGACCATCGAGTACGTCTGGGGGATCGACGACGTGCCCGCCCGCGTGTCGTCTGCCGTCATGCAGCTCGCCGCCTACTTCCTCAGACCGTCCGTGACGCCCGAGAGGGCGACCGGGGAGGCGACCGAGGCCGGGTTCATCCGCTACACCCTCGCCGGGAGGGACGGCGCGACGGGACTCCCGGAGGTCGACGCCGCCATCGAGCAGTTCGGGCGCCAGAGGGTGGTGGTCCTGTGATCATGGCCACGCCATACGACGCCGCCGCCAGGGCGGTCTGCGACCGTCTGAGGGTCGTGCTGAGCGAGGGGGCGCTCGCCCTCTATGACGGGGACCCCGTGAGGGCGCCCGTCGTGTCGTTCGGCATCGGGCCGAGCCGCCCCCCGTTCCTCGTGTGGGTGAACCCCCTCGCGAGGTCCGTCTCCACCTCGGGCAGCGCAACGAGCCACGAGTACTCGACGGCGTTTTCGATCTTCGTCTACCTCATGGCAACGCACGCGGACCTGGACGAGGCGGTGCGCAACGTCAACACATGGCTCAACAGCGCCTACATGGGCATCGCCGCCGAGGCGACGCTCGGGAGGTCGGTGGACTGCGCGGTCCCGCGCATCTCCGACTCCGGATACGACACCACCCCGGACAAGAAGCACGTCGTCGCCGCGGAGCTCGAGGTGGCCTGCAGGGTCGCCTCGGTATGCCCGCACGAGTTCAAGGAGCTGATTGCAAATGCCCAAGCAAAGCAAGGCTAACAAGGCCGTCGCGAACGCCTGCGTGACCTACAACGGCCGCGACTACAGGCTCACGAAGGGAAGGCCGGCGGAAGTGCCGGAGGACCTCGCCGCGCGACTCGTCGCGTCCGGGGTGATCGAGGAGCCAGGCCCGGCGGACGTGCCGGCGACCGAGGACAAGAAGGGGAACGCAGATGATTAACACCTCCATCGGACTGCTCGGCGTCGCGCGACAGGCGGACAAGTCGACCGCCGCCGTGGCGCCCAGGTACAAGCACGGGCTCACCGGGGGAGGGCTCATCAAGCCCGACCGGAAGGTCGAGCAGAAGAGCGTCGCCTGCGGCCTGAGGGCCGACGCGTCGAACGGGGCGTACGTCTCCGAGGTCAACATGGCGGTCGACTTCGAGACGCTCGCCTACGCGGACGTCCTCGGGCTCTACGCCCTCGCGGCGATGGGCAACGTCGTCTCGACCGCGGCGACCCAGACCGGATACTACAAGCACGTGATCACGCTCGGGAGCGCGCTCCCGCTCCTGACCTTCTGGGGCCAGGTGGGCAACACGGCGGACACGACCGTCCACGAGGCCGTGGGCTGCAAGGTCGACACCCTCTCGCTCGACTTCGAGGGGAACGCCCCGCTCGACATCGGCGTGACCGCGGCGGGCATCGACTCGGAGCTGTTCGGGTCATGGTCGGGAGACGCCGAGCCCTCGTGCTTCGAAGGGTACTTCGTCCCGACGAACGGCTCCTTCAGGATCTCGACGAACGACCAGGCCCCGGCCGAGGCGATCGTGACCAAGGGCGGCTTCGAGCTCTCCAACAACCTGACGACGTACCGCAGCGCGGGCAACGTCGTCGCGGCGGAGGTGTCCGAGGGCAAGCTCACCACGTCCGTGAAGATGACCGTCATGCCCGAGGACTGGACGCCGATTCGAAAGGTGCTCACCGGCACCGAGACCGGCACCAAGGTCACGTCGAACGTGGTCTACGGCTCCGCGTCGTGGGCGTTCACGCACTCCCAGGACGCGAACTGCACCATGCAGGTCGACTTCGCCAACGTGCCCTGGAACTGCAAGACCCCGGAGATCGACCCCGAGGGCTCCGCCGCCGAGGTCGAGTTCAGCGCCGACAACGTCGGCATCGCCTCGAAGACGGGCACGCCGGTCACCATCACCATCACCAACAAGGTCGCCAACTACAACGCCTAGGAGGCATCGATGCTCAAGTTCTCGCTCAGGTTCACGGGGGACGAGAAGGTCGTCGAGTTCGAGAGCGGCCGATCGTCCCTCTGGAGGTCGCAGGACTACGGTGCGGGCCTCCCGGCGTCACCGTCCAAGCAGGGCAAGACCGACTTCGCGTGGGGGTACTTCGCGGCGAGGCAGGCCGGTAGGCTCGACGAGCTCGGCGTTCCCGACGGGATGGGGACCGACGACGCCATCGAGTGGATCGCCGACAACTACGACCTCTACATCAGCGACTCCAAGAAGGACCCCGACGCCCCTTTAGCCGCTGGGGCCGCCGGATAGCGACCACCGCGGCGGGCATCGGGTGCAGCCCGTACGACCTGGCGAGGCTCGCCGACGACTACCCGGACGTCTTCGAGGAGTACGTCGCCCTCTTCTCCAGGGGAGGGGAGTCCTTCAGGCAGAGGAGGGAGCGCACGCGCGCGTCGCGCGTCACGCGCATGTTCAGGGGCGGGAGGCACCGTGGGATTCGGGCATGAGGGCGCGCTGCGCATCGAGGTCAGGGGTCTCGACGAGACGATCGCCGCCCTCGGCGCCATCGACCGCGAGCTTCCCTTGGAGCTCAGGAAGGGGCTGCGCGAGGACGCACGGCCCCTTCTCCAGTCCGCGAGGGGCTACGCGTCTGGTCTCGGCGGCACCGGGTCGTACGCCTCGAGCCTCTCGATGAGGACCGTCCGCTCGGGCGTGCGCATCGCCAGCGGGGACCCGGGAGCGGGGACCATCGAGTTCGCCCTCCCGGGGGCGTTCGCGCTCACCGGTCCGCGGAGGGGGAGGCCGATCGGGGTCCCCAGGGGCACGCCCGCCCGCGCCCTCGTGAGGGCCGCCAAGGAGCACGAGCCCGACATCACCGAGAGGGCGTCGCGCAGGGTGGAGCAGGCGATCGAGAGGTACCTCAATGGGTAAGGCATCCATATCCATCGCGGTGACGGGGTCGTATAACGGCGCCGCCCTCGAGAGGGCGGAGAAGCGGCTCGACTCGATCGCCATCAAGACCGCAGGGGCGAGCAAGGGCCTCGGGGGCATGTCCTCGCAGCTCGTCGAGCACGGTTCGCAGCTCGCGAGCCTCGGCGGGGACATCTACAACACCGGCGCCCAGATAGAGGGTGCCGGCCAGAAGATGATGGGCGTGTCGGCCATCGCGGTCGGTCTCGGGGTCGTGACCGGTGCCGCCGCGGTCAAGATCGACACCGCCCTCACCGGCGTGCGCAAGACCGTCGACGGCACGGACGAGCAGTACCAGCAGCTCAAGGAATCGGCGATAGAGTTCTCCAAGACCAACGCCGTCTCGCCCGACCAGATCCTCGACATCCAGGCGCTCGGCGCCCAGCTCGGGTTCTCCATCGAGGAGCTCGACGGGTTCTCGCGGGTCGTGTCCGGCCTCGACATCGCCACCGACATGGACGCCGACACGGCCGCGACCCAGCTCGCGCAGTTCGCCAACGTCACCCGCATGTCGCACGACGAGGTGAGCAACTACGGATCGGCCATCGTCAACCTCGGAAACCACATGGCGACCACCGAGAGCGCCATCTCGAGCATGGGCCAGAGGATCGCGGCGTCGTCGACCCAGGTGGGCATGAGCCAGGCGGACATCCTCGGCTGGTCGGCGGCGATGTCATCCATGGGCATCGAGGCCGAGGCGGGCGGCACCGCGTTCTCCACGACCGTCAGCACGATCGACGCGGCGGTCGCCACGGGAGGCGACAGCCTCGACGCCTTCGCCCAGGTCGCCGGCATGAGCGCCGACGACTTCCGGACGGCCTGGCAGACCTCCGCGTCCGACACCCTCGTCTCCATCCTCAAGGGCACCCAGCGCGCCGCGCAC